ACAAATGATGCCACAACAAATGATGCCACAACAAATGATGGGACAAATGATGCCACAACAGATGATGGGACAAATGCCGCAACAGATGATGGGACAACCAATGATGGGCGGTGGAAATAAAAAACAAATTAAAAAATATTGTTTTATTAAAGACAATAAAATAGTTGATGCAAGCAAAGAAGATTTTTTTTTTTAACAAAAAAAGCAACTAATGTTAATATAAGTCAATCTGGAGGAGGCGAACGTATCACCATACCATCATATAAACCCAATAATCCAAATACATCAAATATTGAAAAAGAAATATTTCAAAGCACTGCTGCGAATCAAAAACAAGCTGAACCTCAACCATTGATTGATTTTAAATATTATCAACCACCAAAACCAAAAAGAGATCCCAAAGAGCCAAATCTTATGAGTTATTTTCCAGTATATCCAGCAAATCAACTAATACAACCTCAATATGGTTATCAGAATCCTCCTATGATTGCTCAACCACTACCACCGATAATTAAAACTTATAATATACAAACAAATGGTCCAATGGATGATCATAAAGCACTAACAATAATTTATGAAGATTATTTGCCTAGTAAAATAACTGTAGAATCATTATCTTCTGTAAGTGAAAGATTACAACTTTATAAATTTATAAGATCATCTATATTTAGCAATGAGGATGGAAAGAATATTGATATTGATAGTTCCTCAACAAATAGTTTGCTGAGTTATATTAAGTTTGATGAATTAAATCCGTACAATACATATGATTTATCTAATAATCCATACAAAGGATTACCTGAAGGATTTATGATTTTCCGCTCTTGTTATCCAATAAGAAAAGACCTTCAAGCAAGTTCTGTAATGTGTGCTAAAGATTCAACATCTGTAAATATAAGAATTTATCGTATGGTTGATGGCTCAGTCAACATATTTAGAACTGCCGCATCATCAATTTATCAGTTTGATGAATGGCGTGATATTGCATTTTATGAGTATGTTAGGGAGAATATAATTAAAAGAAATATTTCACCAAATTTTACTTGCATATATGGATATTTTATTTCAGAGAATGCGACAATTGATTTTGATGAACTTGAAAAAATAAAAGGAAAAACCACTACCACACAACCTAAATATATACAAATAAATCAATCATCTAAAACAGTTGTAAATAATTCAGTATTTATGCAACAAACAAATAATCAAAATCCTCAACCATTCCAATCCCTTCCAGCATTACCTATGTTTGGTAGTTCAAACATACAACCTATCACTACACTTGTTGGATCAGCACCTCCACAACTTCAACAAATAAATATTGGTGCAATATCATCAATTGATCCAAGTAAATTACAATTAAATAGACCACAAAATGGAGGAGGTAAAATGTTACAACAGAAAATCACACAACCTATCAGACAATCTGCTGGAAATTCAACAAATCTTTTACACAATCAAAACATCCAACCTATCAGACAATCTGTTGGAAATTCAACAAATCCTTTACAAAACCAAAACATCCAACCTATCAGACAATCTGTTGGAAATTCAACAAATCCTTTACACAATCAAAACATCCAACCTATCAGACAATCTGTTGGAAATTCAACAAATCCTTTACAAAACCAAAACATCCAACCTATCAGACAATCTGCTGGAAATTCAACAAATCCTTTACACAATCAAAACATCCAATCTATCAGACAATCTGTTGGAAATTCAACAAATCCCTTACAAAACCAAAATATCCAATCTATCAGACAATCTGTTGGAAATTCAACAAATCCCTTACAAAATCCAAATATTCGTCCAATCATTCAATCAGCCGGACAAGGAACACAATCGCAACAACCACAATCACAACAACAACCACAACAACAAGTAATAATAAATAATCCAAATGCATATTTGGGTGCGGCGATGGTTACGCTCACAGAATCATCTACATATAATCTATACAGATGGGCTTCAAAAACATATGAGTTGGAAGGAAATATTAAACGAATGATAAATCCGGGAATACATACAGATAATGAATGGATGAATGTATTATTTCAAACAATATCAGCATTATATGTATGTCAGCTTCACCAAATAATAATTAATAATTTTAGTCTTAGAAATAATTGTATGATTAAAGATATGAATCTAAAAGGTCAGGCAAAGAAATTCTGGAAATATATCATAAATGATATAGAATATTATATACCTAATCTTGGATATTTGATATTATTAGATACTAATTTTAGAGATGTTGATGAACAACCAACAACTTTGGCTACTAAAATACAAAATAAAAAACAATTTTATACAAATACTCATAAAATTGATGGAAAGATAGTAGGAACACAGCTTACAGATGCGGAAATAAATGATAAAGTTTTTGAAATGTTTATTGATGCGATTAATCCCAGTAAAATGAAACAAGTATCTCCATCTGATGGTTTTGTATTACCAGGTTCTGAAATAATGAATTTACTAGGAGATATGTATAGAGAAGCTGTATCAGATGGACAAAAATCAATTGAGCCATACATAATTAAATATATGAAACAATTTTTAAATAATAGAATTGGAACCGAACTAACAGAAACAGATGTTGGAACCGGAGCTGCTAATATTATAAAAACTGGTAATAAGTTATTTAGTAGAGGACAAATACTCACATATTATGATAATAATAAATATACATTTGTAATGTTTTTATCAGTCACGCAAGGAAATGTTACTATAATAACAAAAGATAATTCGACATTTGTAGAAAAAACTGTCCCCCACACATCACTATATGCATATGGTGGTAAAATAATACAAAATATTAAACCAACCGAACCTACTATGGTGGATGATGATATGATTGAACAATATGTTATCAAAACATAATTTTTTTAAATATATTAAACATATATTTTTTTCTTTTCTGATATTAATAATGAATTATTCGGATATTGTATCAAAACCAAATTATAGAATGACACAAAATGGATTTTGTGAGCCAAACAATTCAAACAATAATTATGAAGAATTGCCAGAATTTAAAATGATTCAAAATAAAAAAAATGACATATATGGTTCATATTATTGCGGTGGTTCAGATTCTAATGGCGGAGGAAGTTTAAGTAATATGGTAATGAAAGATATTGGTTATGAATCAGAAGTTAGTAAACTATTTTTCTCACGATCCAATATAAATAGATTACAAAATAAAATAAAAACAGAAGTTCAGAGACGTTCTGATGGAAAATTTAAACTAGATGTCAATCAAGATGATACAGATATGGTGATTGCAATGAGAGCTATTTTTTTAGATAATACAAAAAATTTACCACATCATATTGTCAAACAAGTAAAAGAATTAAACAATTTATTTATTAAAATGGTTGTACCGGATATAATGACAAATATCAAACAACAATATGATTATATTGATGATATCTCACGTCCTCTCAAAACTATACCCAGACCATTAAATGTTAATAGAGCTGGTAGAAAAAGTCTTCCATCCACTACAACTATTTGGGGTTTTGGAAGATAATTTTATTATTTGTTAAAAAATATGAATTTATTTTTTAGCTTAATAATTTGTTTACTATATAAATACTTTATTCAACATGTTGTATAAAATTAAAAAACTCATTAGCTTTTTGTTTCCATGTCCAATTTTTTATTATCGCATCTCTGCCATTTTTTCCATATTGCACTATTAAATTACGATTGTAATATAAATAATTCAATGCATATATTAGTTTTTCTGTATTTCTATCTACAAATATTCCTGTTGGATTATTTGGTATAGTATTATATAATTCTTCACATATACCTACTTTTGTTGATATCCAACATCTACCACATGCAGATGCTTCTAAAATTTGATTTGGCGTACCTTCAGCTAAACTAAAACAAATTATTATATCAATATTTTTAATATAATTTGGAATTTCATTATGAGGTAAATATTTTCCTGTATATTTGTCTTGAGGTATAAAATTAAATTTATTATTCATTTTTTCAACAGTTTTTTTAATCATACTAAATCCTTTATTTATACCATGTGTATTAGGATTACTATTACCAATCCAACCTATATTTAATTTTTCTTTTGTATATATATCATTATTATATTCACAATATGTAAATAAATCAGTATCTACCCCATCATAACACTTATACATATTATTATGATTAAATAGTTTTTTTTCTTGTATTATATTTAAAATATATGGTGAAGCATACAGACAATAATTTATTTTCTTAAAAAAGTATAATAAATTATTATATAAGATTAATTGATTTTGTTTGTTATCATTATTACACCATAAGGAATAATCATATATGCATAAATTAATGCTTTTTATATTTTTAGTATAAAAATAATCAAGAATTATTTTATTTGAATTCCAGTATGCAAAAAATATTATATGATCGGGATTAGAGATTTGTGAATTATTTTTAATCTTTTTACTAAGTTCATTATATGTAATAATATCAAAATTATATTTGTTTACATATTTTTTAATATTTTTACTAATATTATCAAATGCCCATCCATATGAATCAATAATTAATAAAATTTTTATATTTTGTGTATTCAGATATGTTGATTCGACTAATTTATCATCTTCAGTAATATATTTTAATTGATTATTTGATTCGACTAATTTATCATCTTCAGTAATATATTTTAATTGATTATTTGATTCGACTAATTTATCATCTTCAGTAATATATTTTAATTGATTATTTTTATATACATATTTTAATTCATCATTTAATTCAAATAACTTACAATCCTCAATAATATTTGAAGTTTTGATTAGTGAAATATGAATCATATTGTTTGATAATCCATATAATATATTAAAATCAACATTATCCTGAGAATCTTGTAACAAACTACTTCTACTCGAAAACTCATCCTTGTTAGTATTTTTTATTTCAATATATATGGGTTTTACATATTTATATTTATTTTTTATCATATTAACAAAATTAATACTTGTTTCACAATAATTTTTATTATTCACAATATTATCGCTCCAAATTTTATTGGTATTATTATAAAACATACGATATTCATTATAGTATGAATAATTCTTATAATAAAAATCATTCTCATGAATAAATAATGTTAATCCAGAAAACCAAACTGCCATTAAATCATCAACATCTCTATATTTATCTAACATTTCTATTAAATTTTCACGAATCGCATAAAAATCACCATCCCATTTAATTTTTTTATTATAAGTCGCTTTTGAAGCAGTCCAATTATAATAGTTTGCTAAAGTATTATTTTTATTTAGATTATTAATATGTTCTTTACCAACATTAGGTATCTTAATCTTATACTCATATACAAAAATATTATTATATTTTTTTTCTAAATCTAAAATAATTTTTAATGTATTATCAGTAGAATTATTATCTACAACAATTATTTCATCTGCTAAATCAACAATATCTAATATACATTTTTCTATGGTATCTTGTTCATTTTTTATTCTTAGTAAAAATGAGTAACCATTTTTCATTATATTATTTTTTTTATACACATTCTTAATATCACGTTCAACATTATTTATATTAGTAACAGTCACATATCCTATTTTATTTGTTTTTACTATTGATGATTGTTCACTTCTTATAATATTTTGTTTCATTGTATATATTAAGAATATTTTTTTGTAGTTAAACTTATTTGAAAATTATAAAATAATTACTATAATTTGTATAGTAATTATTCTTAATCAAGCATATACACCACTATAAATGAGAAAAAAGATAAATATTTAATAAAATCTATTTACTGTTTGATGTAAATTAGAATAGTTCCGTATTTCTTAATCAAATCAATTGCACCTGGATTTTGTCCATTGCTTCTTGGAGTAATATTGTTAATAGGGTCAATATTAACTTTTTTGCCAGTAGTAGGATCAACATCAGCATATCCAGAAATAGATGGATTGTAAATGTAGTAATCAGTTGATGTTTTACCAGCAGCAATATTTGCTGGGCTGATAACAATTGCTGCACAACTAGTTGACACATAGTCTTTGAGAATTGGTTTGTTGACAACCACTGCAGAACGGAGTTCAAATGTATCATTTTTAATTTTAATTGTATTATCAACAACCACATCAACATCATTAATAGTAGTCAATCCAGTAAAATTTTGCTGAACATTCATATATTGAATTCCCATATTTGCATTTGCAAAGTTTATAGATTGATATCTACGATTAATTACAAAAATGAGTGGACCACTGCAATAAATAACAGAACGATTCTTAGGAACAATACTCTTGTGTTCAATAAACCAGTCTGCTTGGTTCATGACAGATTTAAGATTGACAGAAACACTTTGTTGAGGGATGAGTCTTACATTAATAAGAGGTTGGCTGACAAAGTTGTGAAGCGAACGATTAATTTGTCCAATATTAGAATAACCCATTCCGATTGGCTTAATAAAGGAAGAAATCTGAGAAAATATAGGGCGGAAAGAGAATACACCAATCAATTTCTTGAGTATTGTGCATTCATCCTGAACCTGATAAGTATCAGGAGAATCAAAATATGTCCAATCAAATGAATTGATAATTCTGATAAATCCAGTAATATTATCATTTGAATCAAAATCATTCTTAGAATAATATCTTCCTTGTCTGAGAGACATCACATTTTTCCATAATTCAATCTGGATTTTAAATCTCTTGAGAAGATTGACAATTGGGGTTTCGTCAGTAAAATACGAGAGACTATTAGGATCTCTGGATATCGCAACAGAAAGGTCAGTATCAGCATCAAGCTCACCTGGAAGATAGTTATCATTTGTATTCATATATTTACGCATATAAAATTGCGATCGTTGAACAATCATACGACCAATATTCGAATATAACATACGTTTTTCAAAATCATCAATCTTGTTCAAGAACATAGCAACAATAACAGGGTGGATGTGAAGTTGAACATTATGATAGTTGCTATCATATTTGCCCAAAAGTGCTTCAGGAGCACAGTCACGATACATAACCAGATTGTTTTTAACTGCAGCATGGAGTGATCGGCTATGTTCGAACAATCTAGCAATTTCATTGAGAGATGACTGATCGGTTGCTTTAATATCAATTTGCGAACCAACATATGAAGAAAGTCCTAAGAATTTAGACATATCAGTGTATCCAAGGTCTTGATTATACATGTATGGACCCTCAATATCACCCTTCAAAACATATCTAATAAATGCTTCCTTTTCAGTTTGAGAGAAACCATGCTTAGAAGCATACTTGATACCAGCAGAGGCAATCTCGCCAGGTTCAGACAGATTAGTAGCTAAGAGTTTCTGAGTAAATTTCTTGATAAATTTAGAAAGTTTATTACGAGCCTCCACATACTTTTCCATAAAAGCATCAACTTCACTTTTTGATTTGCCTTGCGTCTTAAGAAGAGCAGCAACTTGCTCAGTTTTCATTCCATTTGTAAGATAGAATTTGAATTCATCTTGCTGAGAATTTTTGCTCGAATCATCCGCGGGTTTTGTATTCATTCTAGTAGAATCCATTCAGATATAATTATATATTTGATAAAAAAATATTCAAAAATAATATTTTTATATTTATATTTATATTTAATAAAAAAAATGCACTTATACTTTATTATTTATTTTATCTAACATATAAGTTATTTTTTTCTTTATCAATCCTGATAAAATTTTTTTCGGTTCATCTGTAGTTTGATCATCTGTTTTATCAATTTTTAATATTGATTCTATATTTTTAATCTCTGCCGAATATCCTTCAAAAATATTCACACAATCTTGTATTTTATCATCATATATTAGATTTCTTATTAATTTATTAGCTTTAATAAAATCTTCAATGTTCATATTTTTTATACAATTATTTGAATTAACAATATTTCTCTTATTAATTCTTCTAATAGATGTTCTATTCAAATCGTCAGGAAAATCTAATTTACGCTTTAACCATTCAATATTAGTAAATGAATTAGATGTTGTGAGTATATATGATGGTATCGCACAAGTCAGTATGCCGTGAACCTGAGGCATATCCCAATTTTGATCACTATATATATAGTTTTCAATCAAATCACCCTTTGATATAACTTTAGCAATTCTTTCTGTTGTATTATATATAGATTTATTTTGTTTATTATCATTTAATATTTTTATATAATTTTGTTGCATCATCAAAGGAATTATAACTTTTTCACTCTCATATAATCTCAAACAATCACTAATATTTTTATAATTAGTAATTAATTCAGATGTTGATGAAAATATATCAAGATTTAAATCTTTTTTCTTAGAAATATTAATATAATTCTCAATATCTTCCACTGACAATGAGTCTGTATAATTAGATTTTAAATCTTGTAAAACTAATAATAAACGTCTAAAATCTTTTTGGATATTATTAAGCAAAAAGTCAACAGCTTCTTCATCAACAAATTTAATATCTTCTTTAACCGCAACAATACCTAATAATTTTTTAAGACTATCTGTAGATGGTTGTTTGAAATATATTATCTTTGTATTAGTTTTTAAAATAGATGTAATTTTACTATGTTTTCCATCAGATACAAATATAATCGGAAAATCCCAATTATCATCATTATATTTAAATAATGACAATATGAAGTTTTTTTCTACCTGAGAACTAACTGATTCTAAATTATCTATAATCAATACTGGTTTTTTACAACCATTACCAAGAATTTTGTCAAATATATTTATAGATTTTATAAGACTCTCAATCATTGCATCTATATCTTTATTTGAACCTAATGTATTAAAATTAAATAGCTTAACATTATATTTTAAATCACTAAGAATTGTGCTGATAGTTGATGATTTTCCTACTCCATGATCGCCAATAATAATCATACTACTACATTGATCATCAGATCGTTGCTTTTTACATAAATTTTTAGTTATCAATGATGAATTATTATCAGATTCTATTTCATCACTATCAATCAATACATTATTATTCTTTTTTCTTTTGTGTGGAACTAATAATCTTTTTTTCTTATTAGTATTATAATTATTCAACCAATCAATAATATCATATATTTGTTGTTTGTTTCCAATAATATCATATTTTGTTTTAGGTTTATATTTTTCTGTCCAACACATAAAATCTTTAGACATATTATTAATATTAAATGTATTATTTATTTATATAAAAATTAAATAACTTTTTCAATTTTTATTCTATGAGAATATTGATTGATTAAATTCATCAATTTCTTCAACTGATTCATCACTATCAGACAAACAAATTATTTGATTATCTTCCTTTTTAAAAAAATCTTCAGTAAGTAATATTTCATTTGTAAAAACAGTTTTATTAATATTATAATAAAAAGGTTTTAATTTATTGTTAGTTAAATGAACAAGATTACAATCTGACACACAATCTCCATAATTTAAATCCTTAATACATATATTATGAGTTTTAATACATGCACCAAATTTACAATTATATCCTCCAGTGCATTTGTTTCTTGCACACAACTCACACATTTTTGTAAATGTAAGTAATGATTTATATAATGAATGATTTTTTTGTAAATCAATATCTGATAAATCAGATGAACTAAATAATTTATAAATATATTGTCTAGAAAAATCTACATTTTGATCTTCAAGCGAATGTGCATACAAACACTTGTTAGCATATGAGCAAATTCCATTTGTGATAATATTATGACAAAGTATTTTTTTATGATTTTTATTATCTTTTTTTTTAATCAAACTATTATCTGATATATAATTAACATCATTTTTTCTTTTTGTATTTTTTTCAACAACTTGCCATGAATCGTCAACATATTTATTTGACTCTATGATATTTCTTTGCATTAGTATTAACAAATATAATATTATTCTTAAACTATTTTTATAGCATAATATATGGATGAATATAATTTATTAAAAAAATATAAAAAATTTGTTTTAAAAAAGCAATACAAAAAATGTATGGTGGGTGGTAGTGGTAAGACAGAAAGCCAAGCATACGCATCAATAGGAGTTGGAATACCAGATGAATTAGAACCACCTGAAGAAGTATCAAATAATTCTGAAGAAATATCTGTTGAAGAAATTTTATCAGAAGACAAATTACAGACATCGCAAAAATCTCAACCACTACAACAATCTCAACTATCACAAAAGTCTGAACAATCATTACCAACATATGAACAATCATTACCAACATATGAACAAATAGATCAAGTAGAACAATTACAACAATTGCAACAATCATTTAACCCAGTTCCGATAGTTGCACCATCTGAGCCATCAAAGTTAACATTATATGAATTAAAAGTTGGAACAATTTTATATCATCCGACGTATAGTAAAGAAACATTTGACCCAGATGTATTAATTTTAGGAAAGAATAATATACCATTTTCATTTTTTACTCCTTGTTTTGAACTAGCAAAAGCACATATTGGTAATTGTGGACTAACAAATAATATGTCAAAAAAACATAAGATTATACCTAATGGATATATACATCAATTTACTGTAAAAAACAATATTAGTAAAATTTTTATTAGTCATCCGAATGAATTAACAAAAAATTATAAAAAAATAAAAAATCATTTTTGTAATAGTAATAAAAATTTTGATGGATTGGGATGTTTTTTTCCATCCACTCAATCTACCTCTCCCACACAAGATAGTTGTGTGCCCTCAAATCAAGCAAAGTTTTGGTTATGTAATCCAGATGGAAAACTACAATACAATCAATCTTGGAATTGTATAAATATAGGTAAATTAAGTCCACCATATAATTTTAATCAGTAAAATGATTAGAATGATTAGGATAATCATATATTGGTGTAATGCAAATGGGAGTCTTTGTTTTCTCGCATAATTTTGATTTACAGATAGTATCCATTTATTATATATTATTCAGATATGTTTTTTTATCCGAATAATATATGAATGAAACTATATTGAATAATGTTATTTATAAAATGATATGTATTTTTCGAACAGATGATTCTAAAGATATAAATGGTAAATCTTATCCAAAACCTAATGATTTGATTGCTGAATTTACAGGAAAAAAAGAATTAGTTAAAAGATTAAAAGAAATTCAAAATAATAAAGAAGTAGCTGAAAAATCACATCCAATCAAACAACCTATTGATTGTTTGTTATGTGATGCTACCAAAATATCTACAACAAGATTTGTATTAGGGCAATATGTATGGGAAAATTCACTCGTTCACTATGTGGAAAAACATAGTATCAAACCATATGAAAAATTTATAGATTTTTTATTCAATTATATTCTTGATAAAAAAACAAGTCAAATAAAAATATTTGGAAAAATTGTAAGCAGAGAAACTATCAGATATATAAAACTAAATAGAAATCAGTTAATGATTCTTGATGCTCTGATGCGACATGGAGGATATACAAAACGATATGCAGATAAAAAAAATAAAAAAATTTACAGATATTCTGAACATGCAGGATTTTTATCTATTGATAGTAATAAAATAGATAAAATAATCGTTTCTGGCGATACAATAAGAGTTGATAAAGGAGATAATGAGATTTATCTTCCTGGAAATATTGATGATGCATTAAAATATGAATATATATTTCATACTCATCCTCCTACACCACGTCCAGGAGGTAGAGCATCTGAGGGTATGATATATGAATTTCCATCAGTAAGTGATATGCTTCACTTTATTGATACATATAATGATGGTAAAACTATTGGCTCATTGGTTATGACAAGTGAGGGATTATATAATATAACAAAGAAAAATATAGATAATAAAAAAATAGAAGTAGATGAAGATAAATTTTATGATGAAATGAAAATAGTAATAAGAAACATACATATCAAAGCAATTCATATCCATGGAGTAAAATTTACAACATATAAATTTTATTCACAAATTGCCCAAGATACACAATTTATAAATACAATTAATGATAGTTTGAACAAATTTGGACTTAAAATAGATTTTTTTCCTCGTATCCGAGACACCAAAGGGTCATGGGTGGTTGATACGATTCATTTACCAATATTAGAAAAATAATTTTTATAAATATAAATAATATAAAAAATATTTTTCCTTGCGTTGAATATATAACAATGCACAAAGAATTAGAGAAATTTCTGGTTTTTGCTATAGTAATAATTGCTGTAATATGGCTTGTTCGTCATATGATGAAAAGTTGCGGAAATGTATCATCTGAACCATTTGATGATACTGCTAATGCTGTTCCAAACGGTTATGATGTTAAAAAATTATCTCCTCTATACTCAGTAATTGCTGGCAGTGATTTTGTTGGATTACCTGAAACTGTTATTCCTCCATGGGGAGTAAATACAAATAATTATGGTGAATCTGATACTCTTGATGGAATGATGGGTAATGCTGGATTAGAATTTAATCTTTGCAGTAAATCTTGTTGCACCGCTCAATATCCAAATGGAATTAAAATGAAGCCTGATGAATTTGTATGTGGTAGCAAAGATAAATTTACCTCATCAAGCTATACTTGTAATAATGCATATCAGGATTCTGGATGCGTATGTATGACCGAAAAACAATCTGACTTTATTAATAGTCGTGGAGGTAATACATAAATATTATATCGAATTATTTGATTTACATGAATCTGATTTACATGAATCTGATTTACATGAATCCAAACAATATGTGTCTGAATCTGAGTAATCCGAATCATCTGAGTTAGAATCCGAATCATCCGAGTTAGAATCTGAGTTAGAATCCGAATCATCAGAGTTAGAATCTGAATAATCAGAATCACAGTTAGCACATTCAATAACCTCGCAATGTTTGGTATACCAAATATTTACTTTTTGTCCACATTTAAAACATTTATCATAAACTTCTGACATTTTTATAATTATATACTAATATATATTATATTATTAAATAAATTCAATTTTTATTATATTGATAATAATAAAAATATTATTATAAAAAATTTTTTAATCTAAATCATATCAATCATAACATCAGGAAGATTTGTAGGAATATTAATACCTTTATTTATAAGACTAAATGACTTTGGATCAGATGATATAGAATCTATAACATCTTTAGCAAATGTATATGATTTTGTAGGAGGAATAGGTAGTGGTAATTCATGTCTGATATTATTATGTGCTACAAATGTATTAGAATTCATTGGTTGTTGTTCAAATAGTTGTGATGCTGGTTTATGTTCAAAATATGCATATGTGATAAACCAACCAATAAGAGCAACCAATAATGGAATCAATAAATTAACTTCTGGTTTTTTATATACTTTTTGTTTTTTACCACTCTCATCTAAAACTATATCATATTCATCTTTCTCATAATCAGAATTTTCAATACTCCAATTCATATACATATAAGTGACAGTTCCTGCAAGCAAACCAATTATTATAGGATTTTTTACAATTTCCATTTTATCCGACTATATGATTGTATGAGAAATTATTATTTATAATAATATCTTATTCACAAAATTTATTATCTTGATTGTTTGATTCAGGTTTAATATCACCAACCATCTGTGTTGATTCTTTCTGATATGCTTTTTTTGCACTCTCTATCATCTCAATCAAAACTTTATTAGCTTTTTTATTATTTATTCCAAAAAATTCAGATTTTGATACTTTTTCTGGTAGTTCTTTTTCTACTAGCGGTTCATCTCCTACTATCATATTATCTGCATCTCTTTTTAGATTTTGTTCTGTATCTCTTTTTGTATTTTGTTCATCAAATATAACATTTTCTCTACTAATTATCGGAATTTCTTTTGTAATAATAACTTCATCTTTTGGTTGTTCGGATAATATAGTATGACTACTATTATTATGATATATCATTTGTCGGAATGCTGAATAACCACTATCTTCATATATACGATTATCTGCTGAATTTGATTCAATTAAAATTTTTTTCTCACCAATATCTGGAGGCGGTTGTTCGATATAATCTTTATTCAAATATTCTTCGGTTATATCTTTTAGTGGTATAGTTCTCATCAATGCATTTTTTATACCAACTTTTATTAGTTGAAAAATAATTTGTTGATTGTGTTTTATTTCATTATTTGTAAAACCATGCCAAAATAATGTTGGATGATTGTAAAAAATTGTTCCACACTCTATATAACATTTATGAATAAATTTATTAATATCAACTTTCTCATGATATCTATCTGTAACAAGCTTACAATGTTTTTCACTCACATTATATGTTAAAAGAACAATATAAGCTTTTACACAACATCTAATCAAATTATCAAATGTATCTGCACACTTACTATTATCTCTTATTCGAGTTGTTTCTGTTTCAATAATATTTGAATTTAGTTTTTTGATTCCTGCTAATACTTCTTGAAAAATTTTCAGTATACCCGGATTTAATATTGTAGGATTCTTTTTAGCTTCATTTGCATAATAAACTTCTTTACTCTGAGAATCATCATACATTGATTTAAATCCTTCATATAATTGTGGAGCCAATATATTCTGCAAATAATCAGTATATATTTTTTTAATCTCAACAATATTTGTCTCATAATTTCCTGAACCTGACATATTTATACATACATAGAATAATTATTTAGATTGTTAGACGCATTATTTTGCGTACAGAATCAGATAAACTTGATATTTGTATAATATAATGGCTAAAGATATCAAAATTAATCTTGGAGGAAAAATGGATAAATTACCTATAAAAGAATTCTCACTCAAACAATTTGTAGAACATCCAGCAATTGTTATGGTTGCTAAACGTGGTTCAGGCAAAAGCTGGGTAGTTCGAGCCATTTTAGATTTTTTTAAAAATATACCTGTTGGACTAATTATTTCACCAACAGATAGAATGAGTTGTTTTTATGGCAACTTTTTTCCAGATACATATATATTTTACGAATACAAAAGCGAAATTATAGAAAATGCTTTAGCTCGACAAAAATTAATTATTGATAAAGCAAAAATAAAAGAAAAAAAAGGAAAAAAAATAGATACGCGTTCATTTATAGTTATGGATGATTGTTTGGGACAAAAAGGTTCATGGATAAGAGATAAACCAATCCAAGAATTATTATTTAATGGAAGACATTATCATATTATGTATATACTTACTATGCAATTTCCATTAGGAATTACTCCAGAACTAAGAGCAAATTTTGATTATGTATTTTTACTTGCTGAAGATTATGTGTCAAATTTAAAACGTATATATGAGCATTATGCTGGTGTATTTCCATCATTTGAATCATTCCGACAAGTATTTGGACAGCTTACAACTGATTATGGCTCTATGGTTTTGGTAAATCGTGGTGTAAGAGAAAGTTTATTTGAGAAAGTATTTTATTATAAAGCACCAAATTTATCTAATCTTACCAAAGATGAAGCCCGAATAGGATGTAGACAATTTAGAGAATTTCATTCTAAAAATTATAATTCTAATTGGAAAAATAAATGTGAACAATTTAATGCTGATGAATTTTTATTAAGAAAAAAGAAAAATAAAAGTTTGGTAGTTGTTGAAAAAATAAAAGTTGATGAAACTAAATCATAGTATCTAGTATTGACTGATAAAATATTTGTTAATCTTTTCTTGTTTTCTTGCATCTATACTATTAACACCTTTTACCCATACAGATGATTGTGAAAACATATCCGCAAATACATCTGACACATATATTGGGTCATCTTGTTCTTGGTCAAAAGTTCTTGGTAAATACTTATATATTATTTGAGATTTTGGACACATCTTATTTGATGATGTGATGTTGATAACAATCAATATTATTCCAATAAATATAAAAATAACCATTGTTGATTTTGATATCATTATAATAATTATATCAAAGATAATAAAAAAAAATAACTAATTAGTCTTAGACTTATTATATGCTTCTTTCATTTTATTAAGTTTTTCTTGAATATCACGAGAAGCATCTGATAACTGTTTTGTAGATTTTTCAGCTTCAAACAACCTTTCTGTTTCAATCTTAATTAATTCTTTTTTACTGTCAAGGTCAAGCTCAACCTTATTAGCATTAGCTAGTTTCTTTTTTTCTATCATTTGCTTCAATCTATCTCTAACTACTGTGCTATCTGTATGACTTTTTGATACTTTCTTAACTTCAGTCTTATCTTCAGTTGAAATCTGATTTGATGCAGCAAGTTCAGCTGTAGTTTTGATACTATCAGTGACTCGTTTCTTATGATTAACTTTAGAATCAGTAACAATCTGTTTGGTTCTTCCAACCAATTCATTCAATGTATTCAAATCTTTTTCTTGTTGTTTTTGCTTATGCGTCTCACTCATAATTTTATCCAATTTCTTATTTCTATATTTAACCGCATCAACTTGATTTGCATCTGCATTCCATGGATTCCATTTTCCAACTTCACCAATATAAATATCAAAATATTTGTCCTTCTTTTTTAACTTCTCTACATACTTATTCGCCTCATCCATATTTGGAAAAACACCGCGAATTTTTAATCCACGAACCTTACAATTCATCACTCCCTCAGGAGATACAAATGAAGCAATATAATACATTTGATTCTGAATAGGTTCATCTTCATCCAATTTATCAACTTCTGTATATTTGTAATTAGTAGTATCTTCTTCACCTGTAGAATTTGAAGTATCATATGATACATCAAATTCTTCAATAGTATTCGATTTTAATTCTAATTCATCCATAAATTTTTATATTAATTGTTATTCTTATTCGTTTATATGATTTTTATCTGAAACATAACACCTAACAGTTGGAAAATACATATCAAATATAAGATAAATTACTGTAATTATCATAGATGTATATGTGGTTCCTAAATTGATTGCATATTTTAGTATTAGAAATGTTAGAATAAAAAACATTAAAATTTTATAAATCTTTGAGAATTGACAAAAATCCGTATACATTTTATATTATAAGATAATATAAAAAATTAATTGAGTAATTTACTGCCTCCTGAATAAAATGATGAATAAAATTTCCAATTCATATCCGAGCATATTTTTTCCCAAATATTATCTTGCTCTTTCAATTTATCTTTACTTTTTAATAATGAAAAATATTTAGCATGTTGTTCTAATTCTAATATATGAAATAATTTGTTTAACACATATGAATAATTTAAAAAATTAGATCTTGTATTCGGACAATGATAAGAAAATGATTCCTGCATATTTTGAAACATATTTATTATTTTTTCTTCAATCTCTCTTGGTAATGATATAGGTGTAGTGCCTGATACCTTACAATATATTTGTTGCAAATGTTCATAATATTCTGTCAATCTATATTTTTTTAATATAATTCTTATAAGAGGTGGTGTTATATTTTTTGGAATAATTCTACGCTTCTTCAAATCTTTTTCTATTACATCATACACATACTGTTCAATATGTGCATTTTCTTTTGACTGAAATTGATTTAATTTTTCTTTCAAATGATTACTTTTCTTATAAGGATATTTTTGTTTCTCATTAATAATATCTTTATGAGAAGGAATTTCACTTTCAATAATAGTAGTTTCAGTCTCTCCACATCTTTGACAAATATAACAACCTTCTGATTGATGTATTCGTTTTTCTATAACATATTCACCTTTTTCATCAGTACATACCGAACAATAAATTAAAATATTACTTTTTGCATAATTTGATGCATAAGATTTATCAATCAATTTCATATATTTTTCTTGCAGACTTGCTCTAGTTATAATATTAGTATTTGATTTTTGTTCAGATTCTGCAACTGGTAGATAACAAAGAATAGATTTTGCAGGAGTTATATTTGTGGTTATTATTTTCCTTTTTCTAATAGGTTTTTTTATTTTTCTACTTTGTTGACTAATCTGATTTAATATCTTAAGTTTGTCTGATATATCTGATGTGTTTGATTTGTGTGCTATATCACTCTCACTATTAGGTATCTCTGAAATCTCTGTATATTCAGATAATTCAGCTCCAGATATATTTATCGGTTCACTTTCTGTAAAATTAATTTCAGAGTCTGTATTTGAAGTATCCATTCCATAATAGATACCAGCAGTATTATCATAATAGTCCACCAATATATCACCAGTTTTACTAATATATTCAAGTAATTCAAAATTATTAGATATTTTATTTATATCATTTTGTAACATCATAATATCATTTTTAATCTTGGCTTTTAAACGAATATCATCTGTGCTAGTTGTTGGATTTGAATTAATCTTTTCTAGTGTTTGATTAAGTTCACTTAATTTTCTCTTTTTAGAAGGTAATTCATTACTTTTTTCTGAAAATTTGGCTAAATGATTGCGATGTATTTCATCGAGAGTTTGCGTTGTAGTCAAATATTTTACTTTATTTGACTTGTATTTGAAGGATGACATTTTGCGGATTACTGGTAATTAAATATAAAAATACTTTAAGTAATACAATAATTAAACTTTGACTATAATATGTTAGCGTTTTTTATGTGTTTGAATTCGAATATTATTTATAACATAATTAGATTCACTAATATATGTAGCAAATCAAATAATTTTACAAATAATTTTTAATATAATGTTCATAATATGATTATCAGATAATATTATTATAATTTACAGATAAATGTGTGAAGTTTTGATATTTTTAGACAAATATATAGATTTTTACGTTTTTTTGGTGTCTATCTCCCATCAAAAAATAATACGTATAAATATAATTGTTATTTTTTTTTCTAAATAATAAGTATATAATAAAATGGGAGGCGGTTTAATGCAACTCGTAGCATATGGTGCTCAAGATGTTTATCTGACAGGTAATCCTCAAATTACTTTCTTTAAAGTCGTATACAGACGATACACCAACTTTAGTATTGAATGTATCGAACTACCAATTGATAGTGTCCGCCCCGGTGGTCGCTACTCTGTGCAAGTTCTCCGCAACGGTGATCTTGCTACTAAGACCTATCTGCATGTCTCCACTACTGCTCTGACTGCTGCTACCTTTGGTCTCCAATATGATGCTAACCCCCTCAACAATGCTCAGGTTGGTTGGGTTCGTCGTCTCGGACACGCTATGGTTCGTAGTGTTGAGGTTCAGATTGGTGGTTCTACTATTGATAAACACTGGGGTTTCTGGCTGGATATCTGGTATGAACTTACTCACACTGAAGAACAACACCGTGGATACTCTAAGATGATTGGTGATGTTCCAGAGATGACCACCCTTGTTGGTCCCTCTTCTGCCAATGATAGCAGCACTCTGATTGCTCCCTACCACTTGTTTGTGCCTCTCCAGTTCTGGTTTAACCGCAACTATGGTCTGGCTCTTCCTCTGATTGCTCTTCAATACCACGAAGTGCGTCTATACATTGACCTTGAAGACCTCAACAAGCTTCTCGTGTGGTCTGGTGCTAATCCCCCCAACACCTCTTCCAGTATTAGCAACCCCTACAACAATGGTGCTCTTCTGGTTGACTATGTTTACCTCGACTCTGAAGAACGTCGTCGATTCGCTCAGGTTGGTCACGAATACCTGATTGAACAGCTTCAATACCCTGCTGATTTTGCTCTTACCGGTACCATGAGCGGAAATACCACTCGTCTTCCCCAGCGTCTTACCCTCAACTTCAACCACCCCTGTAAGGAAATCATCTGGGCTCACCGAGTTGGTGCTTTCAATGGAAGCAGCACTTCTCGTTTCCTCGCCTACTCCGCTACTGATGATAGTTGGGATGCTGGTCTGCTTGATGCAGCTGAAAACCTTGTGGCTGGTATGTTTGTTCCATATGCTGGTACTTTTGGTAGTCCAAGTGGAAATGAATATCCTATTCAAAATAATGAACCTCAAGCACTCAACAGTCTTTCTAACACCGATTTGGATCCCTCCTCATATCCAGAACACCTAACTATCAAACCCCATGCTAATTTGGTTGCTGGTGCTTCAGCCAATCTGGTTTCTGGTCATCACGGTGGACTTAAGTTTTACCCTCGTCACTCCTCATCTATCCGAACTCCTGATGGCAAGAGTGGTATTGATTTTCTAACTGTAGTGCTTGTCAATAATACCGGTGTTGATCTTGATCTTGATGAAGAAGTGCTTGGTGGATTTGATAGCCGCAACACTCTAACTGCCAATGGCTCTTATGCTCTCACCAACTTTTTGGGAGGTAGCAGCGTGACTGTAACTGTATCGATTGATGCTGATGGCTCCGGATGGGTTACATCTGTCCGCAATGTCAGCATCAGCAACCACTCTCTTACCCTCCGTGATGTGAGTGTGCCTGTCAACCAGGGTGCTGGTTCATCCAATCCTACATGGGTGGATACTCGTGCTAATACCAACAGCTCTACTGGTATCAACTCTCTTGATTACTCCGTCATTCAGGTTAACAACTATGGTGTTCGTCTGGATGGTGCAGGCAACATGGTTCACTACGGAAACCTCGTTCTGAACGGACACGACCGATTCAACCAACGTGAAGGACACTACTTCAACTATGTTCAACCA